CTACTACCGCGACCACGAGTACCGCATCCTTCACCAGTCCGAATCGGACGGCACTGCCTACAAAACCAGCCGCGACACGCAGAACGTGCTGCGCGGCCACCCGCTCACACGCGGCATGTTCCGGGATGGCGGCGTCGAGCAGTGGTGGGTTGAAGGTGCCACCGACCCGCGCAACGCCAGCATGTACGCCAAGGGCATCCTGTCCAACGTCACCAGCGCGCGGGCCGACGAATGCCAGAACGATGACGTCGAGGTGCCGCGCAACATCCAGACGCCCGAGGCGCGCGAGAAGCTGCGCTATCGGCTGGGCGAGCAGACACACATCCTTGTGCCCGGCGGCCGGCAGTTGTACATCGGCACCCCGCACACCCACGATTCACTCTACGACGAGCAGGAGCAGCTTGGCGCTGACTGCCTGACCATCCGCATGTTTGAACAAGCACACCGCATTGAGCTGTCCAAGCCCGGCCAGTACCAGCTGGCCTTTGTGCCCGAGCTGGTTTTCTCCGGCATTGGCAAGCCGGCCAGGCTGCTGCAGGAGGGCCGCGACTATGTGATGCGCGGCAAGACCCTGGTGCTGAAGGTCGCCGCCGGCCTGGTGGATTGCTATGCCGGTTGCGCCTGGCCCGAGCGATTCGACCGTGCCGAGCTGCTGAAGCGTCGGCGCAAGACCCGCACCATCAATGAGTGGGACTCGCAGTATCAGCTGCACAGCAAGCCCATTCACGACATCCGGCTGAACCCCGACAACATGGTCGCCTACGACTGCGAACCGGTGTGGAAGCGCGCCAATGGCGAGTGGGTGATGCTGCTGGGCGGCGCCCGCATTGTCGGGGCCTCGTGTCGATGGGACCCGTCCAGCGGCAAACTGAAGTCCGATGTCTCGGCCGTGGCCGCCACGTTCCAGGACGAAAGCGGCCGGCGCTACCTGCACCGCATCAAGGCGCTGACCGGCAAGGTGGTCGAGTTCGGCGACGACGCCAAGACCATCACCGGCGGCCAGGTGTCCCAGCTCTGCGACTTGATCGAGGAACTGCGGCTGCCGCGCGTGACCATCGAGACCAACGGCATCGGCAAGTTCGCCCCGGCCGTGCTGAAGGGCGCTCTGAAGCAGCGGGGGCTGCGCTGCGGCGTGGCCGAGGAAGACGCCACAGCCAACAAGAACAAGCGCATTCTGGAGGCCCTGGAGCCGCTGCTGCAGTCCGATGATCAGCTGTGGGCGCATGTCTCTGTGCTCGACTCCGAGGACGGGGAGGAGGGCAAGGGCCTGCTGCCAACCCAGATGCGCGACTGGAACCCTGCCGTCAAAGAGCAGCCCGACGACTATCTCGATGCGGCTGCTGGATCGATCGGCGAAACGCCAGAGCGCATCACCGGTGCCATCGCTCCGCCCGATGACGGGATTCCGTCCGGGCCTCGCGCCGACGATTGGCGCCCATCAAGTGGCGTACACCAGATTGAGCTTGAAACCGGCATAGTGTGATTCGGGTGTGCGCCCTCTACAGAGGCGCGCATGGCTGTCACCGAACAAACCCCGATCAATACCTCCCTGGCCAACGGGGTGACGACGGTCTTCCCGTACGGGTTCCTCGTGATCAGGTCCGAGGATCTGAAGGTGCAGGTGGGTGTCGCCCTGCAGACCGAGGGCGTCGACTACTCCGTGACCGGCATCGGCGTTGCGAGTGGCGGCGATGTCACCTTCGTGAGTCCGCCCGCCGACGGCAGCACGGTGCTGGTGTATCGCTCATCGCAGATCAAGCGCGAAACCGACTACCAAGACAACGGCGACCTGCCGGCCAGCACGGTCAATCTCGATTTCGACCGGATCTGGCTGGTGTTTCAGGAACTGTTCGCCGGCCTGTTCGGTGATCTGCCGACGCCAGGCGATGCCACCACGCTGCGCGGCGAGCTGGCCAACGGGACGGACCTGGCGAAGGGCGCCTCGATGGTCGCCTATGACGCCGACCAGTCGGTGCGCGAGGCCATCGATGACCTGATCGCGTCAGGCGACCAGCACGTTTTCACTGGTTCCGGTGAGTTGGGCGACGACACCGCGGCCATCGCCGCGTTCTATGCCGCGCTGCCTCGGTACTCGATCATGAAGATCAAGGGGTTTGTGCGCGTCACAGCGACCACTACCTTCGGAAGGCAGATCGGAATCGTCTGCGAAAGTGCCAACGATGCTTTCATCGTCGACGTTGGAATCGGGAACGACGGCATCGTCGTGCGGCAGCCCACTGCATTGGATGAGTTAGGCGTCGACACTGTTGGCGGCATCAACGGCATCCCGCTCAAGATCCATGTTTTCGGCAAGGCCAACGCATGCAAGGACGCACTGGTCGTTGGACGATGCGACCGATCGGAAGCCATCTACACATGGGTTTATGCCGGCGCCGTCGGTTACGGCCTGGTGTGCGACGGGTGCTTGATCAACGACTGGACAGTGCAGTCAAGCATCTACGTCAAGCCGCCGATCACCTCGCCAGCGTTCCAGGTCGACCACATGCTGGTCAAGAAAAACACCACCTACTCGGTAGCCAGCAACACCAATCTGTTCCGCGTTAACCTTGAAGGTGGGCGTCACGGCTTTGTGCAGACAGCGCAGGCCGGAGAGGGCGCCAACACTGTCACCGGCGAAATGGAAGCGTTGCTGGGCGCTCCGTTCACCGTCTCCAACGCCCTGGGCTTCACGGTGCATGACCTGAAGATGGAGGTCTGCGCGCTGCAGAGCACCTTCGACGGCGTGGAGAATCTGCACATTGGCCCCGGCGTGGTGAACTTTGCAAGCACGACGCCATGGGTCGGGCCCGGCAAGATCAAGATCACGAATAGCCAAAGCGTCTATGTCGGCGGCTACTACGGTTCGCTGGACATTGACGACACGAACATCGGCGTCGAGCTGGGCACCATCGAGTCGCCGTCGTCTGACTCGCACACGTTGAGTTGCCGGTCCATGGTGCAGACAGGCGTGTTCACAAACAGCAGCAACCGCACGACATTCGCCGGCCCTGGCGCTCCAACGATGGAGAACACGTTCTCCAATCCGTACTTCGACTTGTGGGCCAGTTGCGGTATCGCGCCTGCGGCTGGAACGGGCCCTATTGGCGTCACTCCTCACGCATCCACGGCAGTGGCTCGCTTAAGTGGAGCGGCAGCCTATGAGGGCAATGAATCCGGTTTCTACATGGCCGTTGCAACCGGAACGACCGGCTTCTCGAACGGCGTCACGCTGGGGCTGTCGTTCAATCCCGTCAACGACTCGGGCTATTGGTCCGTCATGTTGGCCGTTAAATCGGGGATAGGCCAGCCGGGTGTCATCGCCTTCATCTACGACGGCGTGACGCTGCATCAGATCGGCGCGACCACGGCAGGCACCGGGAACTGGGTGGTGTTTCGAGGCTCAGCAAAGGCCATCGCTGGCAACAATCTGCAGGTGCTCATCGCGTCATGGAACGGCGCCACATACCCCAGCGGCGCAGAGTTCTTCGTCGGCGGCTGCTCGATTGTTCAGGGTCCGATCCCTCCGATGACCCTGGCCGACCACGGCCGACGCCGCGCCAACATCATCGGCACGATTGCCAAGACGCCGGACTTCAGCGGGCAGTGCGCCATAACCGGCGGCGGGGTGTACTTCGCGCAGGGCAACGCCAGCAGCGCCGACTGGAAGGGCCCGGTATGAACGCGCCCCAAACCAAGTGAGCGCGCCCGTGCAACACGATCAAAACGACGCCGTGCCAGCCATGCTCAAAGTCCTGATTGCCTGGACTGGCGCGGTCTGGGGGGCCATCACTCTGCAGCATGTGGTGCTGGGGCTGACCGCGATCTACACCGCGGTGCAGCTGTACGTGCTCATTCGAGACAAGATCATCCGCGACAAGAGGTAAACCATGAAGACCATTGCAATCGCCCTCGTTTCCGTTGCCCTGACCGGCTGCGGCAGCATGAAAGGCCAGTTTGAGAACCGCGCCAGCTGCACGCTTGACGGCAAGCAGATGCTGGTGGCCAGCATGTACGGCCCTATCGGCGTGGCGTCGAAGATCAGCGCGGCCGACGCTGCGGTGGTCTGCGCGGCGAAGGTGGCGCCGTGATTACCGGCACCTTCGAGATCTACACCGACGCCGCCGGGGAGTACCGCTGGCGCCTCAAGGCCAAGAACGGCAAGATTGTTGCCAGCGGCGAGGGCTACAAGAAGATGCACCGTGCCGTGCGTGGCGTCGATGCCGTCATCCGGGCCGCCAGTCATGCGCGGGTGGCGGTCAAGGGCGAGGCCAGCTGAAGCGAAAGTGTGCGGGGGAATCTGCCAGAAACGAGGCTGGCGGGGCGTTTCAGGCGGTCGGCGCAGAGCATCTTCCCTGGGAAAGCAACCTGCGCAAGCTGCGCGCAGCGCACTCGAAATCAGGCGGGCCGAAAGGCCTCGGGGGTTCGAATCCCCCCCTCTCCTCCAAGAAGTAAGGAAACACGGGCCCTAGCGGCCCGTTTTCTATTTCTATCTACCAATCCACCTACCAATCGGCACGGCCATTGGATCGACTTGCTCGCCTTGGGTGCAAGGAAG